TATTTTTAACAATTTTTCTAAAATTACTATTAGGATCAAAAGACCAATCTTGATATTCTTTAAGTTCTATTTTATCGTATAAAAAAGCTCCACTATAAGAACTCATAGCTGTATATGCTGTTTCATCCAGACATGCTATAATAAAATCGTCTATATTTAGACCTACATTCTCTGCAGACTTCAACATATTTTTACAAATATCAATACATCCACTATTTAATTGTGTTAAAAATTTCATTGGTTAATACAGTTATAAAGATAATCATCTGCCATTTCTAATTTGTTTAATGCATCTAGATTGTTTTTTATAGAATCTAGTTTAGATATGTATAGGTCTTGATTTAATTTTTCTATAATTTCTTTTTCTTTGCCTGGATGTAATCTGATAATTCCGTTTTCATCAAATATTGATGGTAAACATTTACTACCGCAATATATTGGTATTGTGCCTGTAGCAAAACAGTCTGTTAATTTTTCGGTGTAATAAGAATCATAAACTCCGTTTTCTACAATTATACTAAACATATAGTCTTGTAATCCGTGTATTTTTGTGTCCCACGGATTATTAGGATCTAATACGGTTCTCATTGTTCCGTGTGCTCCTCCAAAGACATCAAATCCAGCATCTAAAGCTAGTTTTGCTACATTATGTCTGTAGTGGTGGTTTTGTGTTAATAGCTTAGGGGAACAAAACATAGAACATATTTTATTTTTATTATAAATTTTCCAATCTTCTTTTTTAATCCAAGGATAATTACTTCCAGAAGGACAATACACAAAATTTTCATTAATATCTAATAAACTATCGTCACATGTAAAGATTTTATTATAAAAAGATTCTAATAATACATTATGATTTTCTTTTAAAAACTCATAAACATGTGGCACTATAAATCTAGACTCACAGATCCAACCAAATCTTTTTTCTCTAGGACAACTTAAATCTGGACGTGTTATTAGACCATAATCTACAACTACAGTAATATCTCCCTGCTCAATAGACCAGTCAAATTGATTTGGTTTTAAATTAGAACAAGAAGAGTGTTGTGGATTGAACGGTAACCCTATACCTTTTATTTTGTTCCTGGGGATTGCCATGCTATTAAATCCTCACTCATTCCTAGCTGTTTAAGGGCTTGTTTTTTAGAATCAACATCTGCAAGACCCATAACTATAATGCTATTTTCATTTTCTTGACCTGGCCAGACACAATAATCTGGACCTATAAATTTCATAACAAATCCGTCTTTTTGATAAAAAGAATGTAATATGCCCATCAAAGCTTCATGATCAAACCATTGGCCATTACTCATCATTTTTTTAGTTAAAAATATCCAATGCTGTAGAAAATCTAATGTTTTTGAATTAAATCCAAAATATATGGGAGACGCTTTGGCTGCTATTAACTTGTTGGACGAACACGCAACCACTATATCTGTATTTCCATTGAACTGATCAAATATATTCAAAGGTTTGCGAACATCAGAATCTATATCTAACCAAACAACAGGATGCTGTTTTTCCACTAAAAGTTTGTAAATAAATTGTGGTTTACTCAAACAATTTTGTTGATATGATCCTAATGACGGTTTTTCTCGTATGTCAAATGGAACATCAAGAGCATTTAATTGCTGGGCTAAACGTTTAGCATGATCGCTGTAATATGTCTTATCGTCTATATCACTATAAAAAGAAATCACTTCAGTTTGCATAATTAAGAGTTTCCTATATGATATTTAGGTACTAATTGCCATTCTTTCTTTTCTTTATGAGGAATAATTTTTAATTGGGCCAATGAAATGATTGGTTCTTTATATTCTTCTGGATCTACAGCTTCTACCAATCCCCATTCTACTAATAATTTAACAATCATATTTCTGCGACCAAGATCTGTATCGTCTATATCGGTTTCTAAACCATCAAGATCTAACATTTCTTTAAAATGCATAATAGCATAACGTCCTCGTTTATGCAAAATATGACAACTTTGATATAGCTTTTTTTCTTTTTTAGACGATACCCCCATACGAGTAAGGGTCTCTTTTACCTTTAAAAAATCGTCTTTGGTTTTTAATTTAACTTCTACACCAAGGCCATCAAAAATATCTTCGGGTTCCATAATAATCCGCTTTCATTTAAAATTCAGTAACACGGAATTATTTAGGAATTTTGGTATTTGTACCGCCCTGATCCAATAAGGCAAAAATTGCTTTCCAGTCCTGTTCAGAAATTAGATCTACTACCTGTTTGGCCTTAGTATGAGAGTAGCCGTATAAAGTCTTTAACGCGTCTATACGGTCATTAGACTCGTCCTTGATCCACTTACTAAACCGTTTACGAGCTCTGGAAGACACCCGAAGAAAGTCGTATTGGAGTTTTTTACCCAGACCGGGTAGGCGATTCATTTCGTTTGCCAGAAAGATGGTATCGGAAAAGTATGAAAGACCACGATTGGCGAGAAACGGATTGTACTCCCGTTCACACCCGGGATCTTCGTCCATAAGTGAAATTTTTGTTTGATTTATGGAATTTAAAAAGTCAAAAGGGTTCATTCTTTAAACTCGCAGTTCATCATTAGTTCCACCATAAACGCACATAGATTAATCTCTTGGTCGGCCACAAAAGCAGTCTTGTATTGGTACTCGCCAATAATCACAACCGCCTGAGGAATACTCTTAGGGTCTAGATGCTCGTATAAGCCATCGTAGACCTTCCTAAACACGTCCTGAGGGCTGTTGTCTAGATTGTTGGCTACCCATTTACGAATTTCTGTAAAGTTCTTGGTCTTCAAGAACCCCATCAATTCCTTGATATTTAATTCCCCGGCAGTACTTAGAATTCCAATATCAATAACTCCAGCCGCAGAATATCGTTGAAGTTCGTTTAGGGTACGGCGAAAATCTGGAAAAAATTTAACTACAACTCTAGATAATACCTTAAGATCATACTCAATACCTTCCAGTTCTAGAATAGCCTGACAACGAGCTAAGAATTCTTTGGCTAGTTCTGGACGTTCCTTGGCTGGAAAATTAAAATCAATAACCGTACAACGAGAATGAATAGGTTCAATAATACGGTTTTTGTAGTTACAGGTCAGAATAAATCGACACGTTTGAGCGAACTCCTCAATTGCTCCTCGAAGGGCTGGCTGAATACTCTGAGCATTAGAATAGTCAAACTCATCCAGAATAACAATCTTTTGTTTGGCTCCCTCAGACAGAGACACTGTGCTAGCAAACTGGCGAATTTTGGTTCGTAGAGTATCAATATTACCGTCTTCAGAACAGTTGATCAGAATATAATCTGCTCCTAGTTGAGTACACAGAGCCTTGGCCACTGTGGTTTTACCCATACCGGGCTTGCCTGCTAGTAACAGATTAGGACATTCTCCAGACTCAACAATTGCTTCAAAGGTTGCTTTAAGATCCTTTGGAAGCACACAGTTTTGAATGATACCAGGACGATACTTCTCAACAAGAAGTCCAATACTATCGTTTGCAGTTAGCATATTATCCCTTGTATGTACTGCTGGCATCCATGGCCACCCAATAAGTTAGCGGACGATTAGCGTTTGTAAACTGACCGATCACACTCTTAGACAAAGCCACACGATAATCCCCATCTATCATTTTCATATTTTCCATCTTGAAGTTAAATGAAAAGTCACTTTTGTTGTTATTTTCGCCAACCTCAATAGAGAATACATTACAAGTTGGGTCCTTAAGATCACGAACCACGGCCATAACTTTTTCATCATCCGACACAAAACACAGATCTGGATTACCCAAAACTGCAGCTGCTCGTTGCAGTTCCTTGAAATCGTCTGCAGTGAGATCAAACTCTACAACCGATTCAATCTTCTTGATACTCTTAGTTGGATATGAAAGAAGCTTTGGATCAGAATAATAATATTTTACGGTAGAACCACGAGTACCTGTAATTGTCACATATTTATCTTCAAATGTAAACTCTGGCTCTTGAAACAGTGAAATTACACCCAGAAGCTTATTGAGATCCCAGATACCGAATTCAGTATCAAAAGACTCCTCAACCTCTACCTCTGCCATGATATTTTTGGTAGGGGACATTGTTGTAATTTTAGATCCGGGCTTTACATATAGATTAGAATTAATGCCACTAAAATTCTTAAGAATATTAAGTGTATCTTTACAGATTGTAGTTGTCGCTTTAGTCATAATATAAATTTCCTTTATTTATTAAATCGTTCAAAATTTTCAAAATCATCGCCATCAGATGTATATCCATGACGAAGATCGTTTAGCCATCCCTGTTGATTTGGTTTTCGGCCACGCTTTTTCTTTCGTCGTGCTGCGGCTTCTTTTTGTTCACGCTTCCAACGTTCGTATTCGGACTCTGGTTCTGGTGTATACATCAAAACTCCTCTAAATGTGGCATAAGAGTTTTCAGTTTATTATCAATAAAATACTGAAACAGCTTATCTCTGCCTTTTCCTTTCTGGGATTCATAAGTTTCTAAAATGCGATCTTGTAAATCTTGTGGTACATTACTCATATCGATCAGTTTACTATTTCTAATATATTTAGGATTTAGATAAAATTCAGACGATTCTGAATCAGTTTTTAGTTGTGCGATTCGCTTTTGAGTCAGTGGTGTCTGTCGTTTACCATCTGTAACAAAAGTGTCATCATCACTAAGCATATTAGGAATTCCGTCACTGGAATCGCCTCCTAAAATGTGTTCAAAAAGAACTCCACGAGGATCTGAACACACAAGATATTTATCTGTAGTGGGACTATATTGTTCCACATTTGGAAAAATTTGTAACTGTTGAAAATCTTTATCGTTGGACACAATTAAAATTTTTTCACTTTGAGAATATGTTTTACAAAGAGTGTAAATAATATCGTCTGCTTCTGCTCCCTGCAGACGTACGCTAGGGTATGGAAAAATAGTTTTTATTTCTTCACGAAGTGTATCCAAAACATCAAAAACTGCTTTCCATTCTTCTTTTTTAGCTTGTTGTTGCTTTTTACGATTAGCCTTATAATACGGAAATATTTCTTTTCGCCAATAATTATTTCCGTCATTACAAAGAATCATTTCTCCATATTGACGAAATTTAGTACGATATTTACGATAAGTATTCAGGACTGTATGGCGAATATAATCTTCATTCAGAGGTTCACCATCTTTTGATGCCTGAAAAATATTAGCCAGAATAATCTGGTTGTTATCAATGAGTAACATGGTATGATTATATCATGTAAAAATTAAAAGTCAAAATATTTGTACCCATTGTTCTGAATCTGTATCTTTAATATACTTGTAAAGATGTCCTGTATTAGGATTAAACCATTCGTCTCCTGGTTCTACTCTAGATGGAGGCGTAGTTCCAGAAAAATAAGTAACAGTAATTCCGGTTCTTTCTGATGTTAATGGTTCCCACCCAGAATTTTTATTTTTGGGAGATAGACATGGGGTAGTATCTCTAGTTGCTATATAAGCTTCTCCGTTTTTGTATACAATATCTCCCTTTTGGTACTGAATACAATTACCAGAAACATCTGTTGCTTTAAATATGCTTGGAAAATTAGCCATTAAGAATTTCCTTAAATTCCTCTAAAGTACTTATCATTTGTTTGATCTTACGTTTACCTAGAAACGAAAATCCTTCTTTAAGATCCATATCTTGGCCTTTATATGCAGTTTTTAGCTCTTTAATGTGCGGATCTAAAACCTTTGCTAACCGTTTATAGTGCACGGATTTAATCCCTTCTATACGAAGCCACTCTTCATGGTCTATATTTTTAAGACCATCGTGAATTGCTAAATCGTAGAATTGGTCTATACGTGACTCAATCACTGCCATATATTCTATACTCTTCTTTAAAATACGTTCTTGAACGTTTACTTTTTCTTTATTTGGATCTTCCACCTTTGTCGGACGAATCAGACCTTGATGAATAATCTGATCTACATTTTTTTTAATCATATCTAGGGTTTCGGGCCGAAGTTTGCCTCCCAAATTCATGATACGACAACGACTACCAATGTAGATAAATTCCATAGCATTTATATCGCATGCTGCTGCCGCTTTGATATCTTTCTTGGAATAACTATTTTTCATCATCCAGTCAATAACCCAGGGCTTGCACATATTATTATCACACGAATAACTGTACCAGTTAATAGCCCGTAGGATTTTGGTATCGTATTCTTCGGGAGTTAGCTTGTCTGCATCCTTCCAGATGGGTTCGCTGCCCATAATTAGCGAATCTACAGAATCTCCCCTACCGATACGGCGTGACACCTTTTTCTTTTTCTTTTTCATTTGTATCCGTATTTTTTGAGTTCTTTATTATACCATTCAAAAAACTCTGCTTCTTCTTTTTTCTTTTTATCTTCTTCTTTTTTTATTCTAGCTTCCCATAATTTAGGATTTTTGACATAAGCATCAGGAACTCTAAACTTGTGTGGAGATCCTTTGTATGGTATATGCCTTTTATCTTCTTTTCTCATACAATCCTGCTAAAGTTCTTTTTCTTGTC